CTGGATTTCTGTCCAGGGGCGGTCACTCATCGAGGCCCGGTCTCCCTTGTGGGGGAAACCTCTTTACGATGAGGTTTTCTCGCAAGGGGGCAGGGTTTAGATCAAACCACCGGCCGTCCGGGTTGGGCCCCAGATCCGTCGCACCTGCGTTGCAGGACCCCGTCCTAAGGCTCAGGCCCGGCGGTAAGGACGCCACCATTTCTATAACATCAAGAACTATGAATATAAATTCACAATTCCTGACATTACGGAGAACAGTGGTGTCAGATGTCTTTGGGCGGTCCTGGGTGAATGTTTATACATTCATCCTAGGGGCCCTTAACACACCTCTGGGCTATCTCGGGGTCATTCCTACTTTCTTCAGTAGAGTGGATAAAATCCACTACTGTAGAGGTAAGAAAGGCCTCGGGATGTACCTCAAGGAATGTCAACGATGTCTTCTGAAGTACTTAGCAGCAGAGCCTATTCAAAGCTCTACTGTTAAGCTTCGGAAGGGTCTTCCACTATTGCTGCCCGGACTCCTCCGAGCTGCTATAATGGATGACAGCATCATTGCCATTCGAGTCGCTCTGACACTATTGGGGTTTGTCAGAACCATTTACCATGCAGGAGATATTAAATTTCATACGGTCACCACTCCATCCGATTGGAGAGAACCCTCTCCCCGTCGGATGAAGAGAATGGTCGATGATATTTATGACATCTTGCACGATCTTGGGGTGGGGCAGTACCAAATGCCCAAATCGGCCGATCCTATTATCCATCGGAGTAATAGGATGGGGCCGAATGGTCATTCGGTATTTGCCTCCCATTGGGATGCTCTCGCTCTAAGGGAGAGCGGGCTCTGGCAGACATTCAAAGTCTTGGCAGAGGCCCTGGGATCTTCACCCTTGATCCGTAAAGTGGATATTCTGGCCAGGCTCACAGAGTCCTGGTTGCTGGAGCGTCTCTCCTTGACGTGGTCTCTTCCGGAGCGCCATCCCGCATTGGGGCGGTTTGGCGTGAAGGAAGAGCCTTGCGGAAAGAAGAGGCTCTTCGCAATCAGTGACTACTGGACCCAGTCCGTCTGTAAGCCTCTTCATGATTACCTTATGGCAACCCTGAAGAGATTGCCTATGGACGGAACTTGGGATCAGTCTCGTGCCTCGGACATGGTTCGGGAGGAGACCGCAATAGGGACCAAGCTATATAGCTTTGATCTCTCTGCGGCCACCGACCGTTTTCCTGTCCGTTTCACGGAACTGGTGCTTGGCCCCCTAATAGGTCCAGATGCGGCGTCAGCTTGGGTAACCCTCCTTACCGAGCGGCCGTATTGTTACAAAGGACGAGATTATTACTACAACGCCGGTCAGCCAATGGGAACACTTTCATCGTGGGCAGCTTTCGCGCTGTCTCACCATGTTGTGGTCCAATTGTCTGCCAGGTTGGCAGGATACGAAGGATTATTCACCGGCTATGCCCTACTCGGAGATGACATTGTCATCTTCGATGAGGACGTAGCCACTGAATATCGAGACTACATGGACTGGCTCCATGTTGAAATCAACATGGATAAGTCGGTTGTAGGGGTCGGCTTAGCAGAATTTGCTAAGCGGATTTTCTACAAGGGACATGAAGTCTCGGGGGTTCCAGCCCGGCTCCTTCGCTTAGCCGCGTTGTTTCCATCCGGACTCTGAGTCCTGGTGGAAACATTGCTGCGTAGGCGGTGGGAGTTGTCGGTGGAATCGATCTTAGGATCCCTGTCCTTGTTCACTGATTTGCATCAGCGTGCGAGGTTGTGGCGTCTCAGCCTTGTCTCTCTTATTGGCCCTGGTGCTCCGCTGTCACGGCCAGCGCTGTGGGGCGGAGCCTGGAGGTCAAGTTGGGAGGAACTTATTAGGTTCCTCTTTACTGAACCCGCAGGCTTGATCCGGCGACCACCGCTGCAACCTGTCCATGAGGAGAACCCTGTTCTCCCTTGGATTGACTGGAGCGACCTAGGGATTGAACGCTGCTTCGAAATCAGAAGGATTCGAAGAGCGAGAGATAGTTGGGTACGGTGGCGGGAGTCTTTGGAGACCAGTCTTGATTCACTCGCTCTTGGGTGGATCATCTCTGGTCAACAAGATCGGTTGATCCCGTCTTCAGTGAAGGACGTTGACCTTAGAATGGGTCGCGCCCTCATTGAGGCGGGTCACCCCGCAGTTCTGTTAATAGACCAGCCACTCACCGAGGGGGTGAGTGACTGGGATATTACAGACCTGCGCCGTCCCGTGAAGCCGTCGGATCGGCCTGTGGCAGCAGTAGTCGGCATAGCACCTAGCGGAGAACTCCAATCCTTAACTCGGGCATCTGATGATACCCAGTTTGGGATGGATGTTCTTCGCTCGATTGCTACTGTCGTACCGCTGTTGCAAGAGTGGAGGGAACCCGGTGCCTTTGAGGCCATAGCCGATGGTCTACTATATGAAGTAGCCCAAGACGGCGAAGCTGTAAGGATTCCTGGTTTTGTCCCGCCCACTCCAGACAGGTCGGTTCGCCGACGGCTGAAGGAGAGACGGCGGGGGAAGACTTTATAGGATCCTTCACAGGGAAGAACCCCGAAAAGTCCCACTCAAAGGGTAGGCCCAGTTCTACGTGCAACCGTCCTGATGTTCTCATCAGTTGGGTTGTGGGTGCCCTGGCTACCCTTTGTCCCCCTACCCTTGGCGAAATATCTGTGTTAGCGGAGGTACTACCTCTATTTGATGTCACCGCATTGGCCTCTACCCGCCTGATGGCTAGGTAATGGCTTCCCATGGGCTGGCAAGCCCTTGTAGGAATATTAAGTATGCGGTATCACGCTTGC